ACAGTTGTAGGACTTGTTGTAAAAATGGGAGATCTTTGTTTTAAAGATAAATCCAAATTTCCATCAGGTGCTTGGTGTAAAGAAGGTGAATTTGTTATCTATGGAAGATACTCAGGATCAAGATTTCAAACTAAATATGGTGAACACCGTATTCTTAACGATGACGAAATCATAGGAAAAATCAAAGACCCAGAAAATATTCTCCATTTATTTTAAAGGAGGATATATATGGCAGAGGTAAAAGACTACAGTGCAGATGCATTGTTGCGAGCTGAAAAACAAGTAGAGCTCGATACAGATGACGTTAAAGAAGAAAACGTCGAAATCAAAGAAGAAGAAAAGAAAGAGGAAAAAGAAAAACCTAACCTTAATGTAGGTGAGGTTGATTTAGGTTATACTGATCACAGTAAAGAACCTAAAGAAGAAAAAGAAAAAGTTGCTGTCGAAGAAATAGTTGAAGAGGAAAAACCTGTAGAAGAAAAAAAGGTTGAACCTAAAACTGAAGAAAAGAAAGACAACTTAAATCAGTACACTGAATCTGTTCAAAAAAGAATAGATAAACTTGTTAGAAAAAGACATGAGGCAGAAAGAAGAGAAAAAGCTGCTTTAGATTTTGCTAAAGGTTTACAGAAAAAGTACGACTCTACAATCAAAAAATTTAATTCTACTGACGAATCATATCTTAAAGAATTAGACGCTAGAGTAGATGCACAAAGAGAACAAACGAAAACTGTTCTTAGAGATGCTATCGAAAAGAATGATGTAGATAAGATTATGGAGGCTAATGATACGTTAACTAAGCTTGCTGTAGAAAAAGAAAAAGCAAGATTGGAGTTAGCGCATAGAGCTGAAATAAAAGAGCAAGAGGAAGAAAAACAAAAAACACAACAACAACAAAACGTTGAAAGCAAACCTCAAGAAGGTGTTCTCTCACAAGAACAAACTAATATTACACCTAAAGCTAAGAAGTGGGCTGAGGATAATAAATGGTTTGGAGAGGACGAAGTCATGACTAATGCTGCAATTACTATACATAACAATTTGGCCGCCGAGGGTCTTGAAGTAGATAGTGATGAGTATTATAATGAAGTCAATGCAAGATTAAGGAAGTATTTTCCTGCGTCTTTTGCATCTGATGACGCCGAGCAAAAAAAGGAGCAAAAGAAACCCGTCCAAACTGTTGCTTCAGCCGGCCGAAAACAACAAGGACGCCGAACTGTGAAACTCACCAGGTCACAGGTAGCTATCGCTAAAAGATTAGGGGTGCCACTAGAGGAATACGCTAGATACGTGAAGGAGGATAATTAATATGGAAAAAGTAAATAAAACTTCACGCGAGTCAGAAACAAGAAAGAGCAAAGAAGCTCCAAAAGTTTGGGCTCCACCATCCAGTTTGGATGCGCCACCTGCGCCAAAAGGTTATGCCCATAGATGGATACGAGTAACCGTCCAAGGGTTTGATGATACATCTAATGTATCTAAAAAATTGAGAGAAGGTTGGGAATTTGTTTCAGCTGAACAAGTTGAAAAAGAAAATGGCTCAAATCATTATCCAGTTTTTACCGAAGGCAAATATCAGGGGTTAGTCGGGATTGGAGGCCTTGTGTTGGCAAGGATACCTGAAGAAATACTTCTTCAAAGGCAGGCTTATTTTGATAAAATAACTCAAGATAGGATGGAAGCCGTTGATAGAGAACTTCTGAAGGAACAACACCCAGACATGCCTATCAATATTGATAGACAGTCTAGAGTGACCTTTGGTGGTAGTCGCAAGAAATAATATTTTTGCAATTGCTACAGGGTCTTAAACAATATGTTAAATAGGAGAAACTAAAACATGGCAAACGTAAGTGAAAAGTTCGGTCTAAGACCTTACAGAAAACTAGACGGTACACCATTAGTAGGAGCTCAAAACAGATATACAATAGCAAGCGGTTACGCTACTGCAATCTTCCAAGGTGACTTGGTAATTCCAAAAGGTACTGGAAATATCGAAAGATATGATGCAAGTGGAGCTGCTGGTCTATCGACAGCTGTAGTGGGCGTGTTTAACGGTTGTTTTTATACAGATCCAACTACTCAAAAGCCGACTTTCAAAAATTTCTACCCAGGTAGTATTGCTGCAAGTGATATAACAGCTTTTGTTGTAGATGACCCAGATGCGGTATTCTTGATTGATGCTGATGAAGCATTTACAAGAGCAGATCTTTACAAGAACTACGCCGTAAACAATACAACAGGTGTAACGCAAACTGGACTTTCAAAAGTTCAATTAGACGTGTCAAATTCAGGAACTACAGTATCATTTGTTCTACAAGCAATTGATATTTGTCAGGATCCAGATAACTCTGACACAGCAACATCAAACGCTAATATCTTGGTGAGAATAAACCACCACCAATATAGAAGCAGAACAGGCATAGCATAATAAAGGAGAATAACTATGGCAATATCAAGAGCACAACTAGTTAAAGAACTAGAGCCAGGTTTGAATGCTTTATTCGGCCTGGAATATAATAGATACGAAAATCAACACGCAGAGATTTACGTATCAGAAACATCTGACAGAGCTTTCGAAGAGGAAGTAATGTTAAGCGGTTTCGCTTCAGCACCAGTTAAACAAGAAGGTGCGGGAGTCGTGTTTGATACAGCAGGTGAAACTTTCACAGCTAGATACACACACGATACAATCGCATTAGCATTTGCTATCACAGAAGAAGCAATCGAAGATAACCTATACGATAGACTTGCTGCTAGATACACAAGAGCATTAGCAAGATCTATGTCAAATACGAAGCAAGTAAAAGCTGCAAACGTATTGAACCAAGCGCAAGTTACAACTGTAACAGGTGGTGATGGTAAGTCATTAATTAATAGTGCACACCCACTTGCAACAGGCGGAACTTTCTCAAACGTTCTAGCAACAGCTGCAGACTTAAACGAAACTTCGTTAGAGCAATCATTGATTGATATCGCAGGATTCGTTGATGAAAGAGGCTTAAAAATCGCAGCTCAAGGTGTAAAAATGATAATTCCAAAAGAATTACAATTTACAGCTGAGAGATTAATGAAGTCTCCTCAAAGAACGGCAACTGCTGATAACGACATCAATGCTATCGCTTCTATGGGAATGATCCCTCAAGGTTACAGAGTTAATAACTTTTTAACTGATACAGATTCATTCTTCATCTTGACTGACGTACCTAACGGTTTAAAACACTTTGTTAGATCGCCAATCAAAACAGCGATAGAAGGTGACTTCGATACTGGTAACGTTAGATTTAAAGCTAGAGAAAGATATTCTTTCGGGTTCTCAGACCCTAGATGTATCTTTGGTAATGGTAAATTACCAACTAGCTAATACTAATTAACAGTATTACAATTTAAAGGGGGCGGTGTTCACATCGCCCCTTTTTTTATGT